ATTACAGTTAACGGCACTGAGTATACTGAAGATCAGTTTACTGATCAGCAGCGAATTATGATTAACCACATCTCCGACATTGAGCGGAAGGTTAGTTTGTCTCAGTTCGAGCTTGAGCAACTATCGGTAAGTAAGCAGGCTTTCGTCGATATGCTTACTAAGTCGCTAGAGGAGTCGGTCGAGGCTAAATAGCTCTAGCATGTTATAATTGAGAAATATATTTTGGATCTTGATTATGGATGCCCTAGAGAAGTTAGAGAGACAAGCAAAAAAAGACCCAGAGTTCACCCCTGAAGACATTAGAATTGTTCACGAAATGATAATGGCTTACAGGGGATGGCAGGCAACAGGAAGGGCGTTCAAGTTCATAGTATGGACTTTCGCCTCTATTGCTGCACTGCTTACGGCATCTGGGATTATCGCCGGGGGAATTAAGTCATGGCTAATATCATAAAGCAAGTTTACCTCTCATGGTTTGCTGTACTGTTAGCTGTTGGCTGGTTATGGATATTCTCACAGGGCGATGTATCTTCAAAGATTCATGGTTTTGTTTTTCCAGTCGTATCAAATTTAGAAGTTGAATCAATAACACCTACCGACATTGAAGGTCAACCAGCCGTAAAGTTATCAGGGTCTGCTGTAAAATACAGAGAGTGCGACTTCAATGGCATAACTTGGTCTATTGATGGAGTTAAAAGCTCTGGCACAGTCAGGGCATTCTTTCGTGATGCCCCTCAGGGACGCGCAGAAGGCGTTCAGCACTGGTCTGCTATCATTGTTGGTGTGACTGTAGATCGTCTCTCACTGACAAGCTCAGTGGTTCACCACACTTGCAATGGGTTGCCAGTAAATTCAGTATTTTTCAAAGGTGACGTATGAGCTTAAATAAAAGCGAGTGGCCAGCAAAGGCCCTAGGATTTATGTCTGATGGCATAATTGAAGTAGCCCAAGATGTCCGCGAGATATGCAACACTGCTATGGTTCCCAGTCCAGACCCAGAAGCCCATGTGCGCTTCAAAGATGGATCAAGCCTTCATTGCGTAGGCTCTAATGGTGATTCTAAATCAAAAGCCACTGACCTGTTCATTCTTGATAATTCAGCATCTGCTAGAGTCTGGTCGTTGGTACAATCTGTCGAAGCTGTCGGTGGGTTTGGAATGTATTTCGATACGCACCTTGGTGGTGAAAAGAAAACCTTAATTCATATTGACACCCGCGATGAAAGGTTGCTGTGGATTTGCCCAGACGAACCGAAACGACGATACGTTTATTACAATAACAATCCTATTTATTTTCTTGACTTGCTATCGAAGGAACTTGCAAAGCTATGAAGATACCAATGCACGTCCTGCTAAAGCAGTACAGAATACTTTACATACTGGTTACAATGTTTTTCTTGTGGCTGGCATGGGATGCTTGGGAGTGGTTTAAGTTGTCGCATGAAGATATGAAAGAGTGGACTATTGCTGGATTTGTTTCAATATACGCTGCGGTTATCGGTGTGCTTAAATTTGTACTTGAAAACGTAAGACACGATTCGGATCAAGACTAATGGATTTTGTAACAATTGCACTATTAATAAGCATGGCGTTTGGTGGTTGGCAATTCAATAGAGCAAGTAACCTTGACTATAAGATTGCAGATATTAAAGCAGAGAAGGTTGCGTTAATTGAAGCTTCAGAATTAAATTTAAGAAATGCAAAACTATCTGCGGAGATGGCAAGTGACAATAAAAATATTGCTGACAGCATTAATGACGATCTTACCCAATGTATTAAAGACCTTGAAGGGTTCAGTGATTCAATCGATGTTTTCAAAGCTGCTAACGTTTACGATAGAGCTGTTATTAAAAAACTGGAAAATCGTACTCTCAGCTCTAACCTTAATCAGTGTGTCATTCCTGATTGGTTGGCAGATGAAATCTCCACAGATAGTTTACAAAACTGAAGTTGTTAATGTACCAACAGTTATTGAGACGATAGAATACAAGACGATAGTAAAACCAAATAACTGTGAAATTCCAGACAAGGCAAAAAAAAGCGACATAGGAAATGCCGCTGAGGTTATAAACTATTATAGAAGGGAATGGGTCTTTAAATACAAAGCCTGCCTTGAATCATTAAGCTAATCCAAAACTGAGAATCTTGTGACCCATTAGGTTGGCTCCCGAGGTTTTCTTTACGTCCGTATAATCCACCACTATATTCTTTATCTCCTTCATTCCGAACTGTCTAAGCTCAACCAGAGCCGTCTGTAAGTGCTTTGGGCAGTGGTTCGCTATCTCGGGGCTAACCATTGTCGCCCACCACTTACAAGCCCTCGCACGTTGCCATCCTTGCGTCTCAAAGTCAAAGTAGTCGTGTATCTCCTCAAGCCCGTGATGATATGTAACTCTTAGTGAGTTATTTTTGCTTCTGTGCGAGTAGTGATTCGAGTATGAGACCCTGCTTATATTTACCGTCTGGATATTCCTTTCGCCATCCATTAGCTTGCCCGTTGAAGCTTGAGTGCCGTGACTTGGCGTAGTATCACCACCAAACTCAATGAAGCAGAATGGGCAGCTCTTATCAAGATATTTAATCAGCGCTTCGCAACTGTGACAGATCTTAAATGGTGTGCGTTTTGCTTCCTTGCTTTGCTCTTTTGTTGGCGGAGGCCCAATCATATCTACCGGGCCAAATCGCTCAACATTCTGACCGTAATCCAGAACCATAGCATCCGTCTTGCTTTCGTGCGTCCGAAGTAATCGACCTAGCATCTGCATCCACAGAGATGAAGATTGAGTCGCTCTAAGTATTATCGCCAAGTCTGCATTCTTTGCATTGAATCCTGTCGTTAATGTTCCGACAGAAATAATCCACCGTAGCTTAAAGTTTCTGAAATCATCTATTATTCTTTTGCGCTCATCGGTATCTGTCTCACCAATAATAACTTCTGCAGTCTCACCGCGACTCAGTAGGGCGTACCTTACTCTTTCAGCGTGATCGACACCTGACGCAAAAACAAGAATGCTGTTTCTGTTTGACGCAAACTTCATTGCATCGTCTATCGCTGTATCAATAAGAAAATCATTGTTCATTAATTCCTGCATTGCCTTCTCATCAAACTCACCTGTCGAGCTAACCTTGAGACCTGAAGTATCGGCGTAGGTAGATGTTGGCGGTGTTAGTAATGGGCACAGGAAGCCCTCGTCAAACAGAGTCTTCATTTCAATCTTATAGACTATCTTATCGCATATCCAAGTACCCTCAAGCGTACCAGTGTTTAGCTTCCACGGGGTCGCAGACATTGACACGATTCTAACGAATGGATTGTTTTTCTTTATGCCGTCTATAAATTTCTTGTACATTGATTTTTCTGACAGCGAAGCTCGATGAACTTCATCAATAAATATCACTGATACGTTTTTAAATAAATCAGCCTGCTTATAAACAGATTGAATTCCACAGAAGACTAACTCACCGTTATGGTTCTTCTGCCCGTAGGATGCGCTGTAGACAGACGTATTCGCGTCAGGCCACTGCTCCATTAGTTCGTCTCTGTTTTGCCCTATAAGGGCTGTTATGTCGGTCAAGAATATCATTTGCTGATCAGACGCAAACTCATAGACACGCTTTGCTATCTCTGCCTGTATTAATGCCTTTCCACCAGCGGTAGGAATCCAGACTAACGGATTCCCACTGTGGTCAAAAAGATATTCAATTACAGAATCGATTGCTTCTAATTGATAATATCTTGGTGTTAACAAATCATCCTCCTAATTTATTAAACTCTAACCTAAAGTCGTTTGAATTTCGATTAACAAGCTCGGTGCCAGACTCGTTGCGATAGTGAACATCTCCCGCATCGTCAAGATCGACGACAAAGAATTCATGCACAAGCTCTGGATTATATTTATGGCATTCCTTAAACTCAAGCATATTTTTTTCATTTAGATCCTCCTTACCCAATGCACAAGTAGCGCCTTCAGTAGTAAAAGTTACGTGTCCACAATTTCTGCAGTTAGGCTTCCCAATCTCTTTGCCTTTGCAAAAGTCGTATGCTTCACACTTGCCATTTTTCCATATGCACAGCGGCTTGTCAACAGCTAGTGACCATGCAGCCTGTGGCATCTTGTCTGTGGTGATGATGTGCTTGGCTCGACCTACAAGGAAGTTGAAATGATCCTGATCGAATGCGGTTTCCATTATAGCCGTTCTGTGATCGCCTTGTGAATTTATCTTTTCACGAGACCCATGCGATGCCACTGTCGTTATGTGTTTGTGTATTCCGCTATAGCCCATGTATCTGGTGGCCTGATCGTAATACCCTTTACTCCACTTCAATAGGGCCGTCTCTTCGTCTTTGTCGATGAGTTTCTTCAGCTTCGTTAGCTTCGCATCGCCAGTGCTTTTGTGCTCCCAGAGCGCGTCATAGTCCGGTAGCTTGCCGTCTATATGTCCTCTATGCCAATACATATCCTGAAGAGAAAACTGCTCACCGGTCTCATCATGCGTTATTAGGTTTAGACCTGAATCCTTCAATCTTTTTGCAACTGCATCCTCTGACAGGTGACCGTCTTCAAAATGTGAGGCGCTACTGTAGCTCACCCAAGGGTCGAACGCATGCCTGAATTCAAGCCACGGCTTCCTGCCACAATTTTCTTCACTGACTGACATCCCCAGATAAGTTCGTCTGTAGTTTGTCTTGTTGTATTCCTCTTCATAAGATACCCACATCTTATCTAGTATATTCTGGTGCTTCATATCTTTTCCCCTTAAACAACAAAGGCCGCAATTAAGCGACCTTTTTATTATTTGCTACATCTATCGTCGAGCGAAAGCATTCCCTGCTTGGCTTGTTTGCGGAGCCATCCGTTGTGGTT